CTACGTCGATGGCAGTCTCATCGGCTTCCTTATGACTTCCGACACGGCGAACTCGCTCTACCTCGCGCTGACCGGCGGCACGATGCAGGGGATGCTGTATTCCAACAGCGGCATCAATTTTAACAACGGCGCGGTTTCAAATCCGCAGGACACGTCGCGCGGGATCACGCTCTGGGGTGCTATGAGCGGCGGTTACGGGTTCTGTGTCACCGGCAGCACCCTGAACTACAACACCGATGCCACTAACTGTAAGCACGATTTCTACGCTGGCAGCAACTTACTGTTCCGCATCTGGGGCAGCAATTACGTTATCTCAAATCTGCCGATGAGTTTGCAGGGTTGGCTGGCTGTTGGCGGCACGTCGAGCCTTGGCGGTGCGGTGACGATCAATGCCTACACCCCTGGGTGGGGCGCCTTCAATTTCGGTCAGCAGTTGGTCATCACTGGGCCGATCAACAACGGCATGGGCATCGCCGACAGCACCGGGGCGAACTGGGTCGGCATTCATAATTCCGGCGGCACGCTTCAGATCAGCGGAATGCCTGCGCTGACCGATAACACGACCGTGCCAAGGATGTGGCTAACGCTGGGGAATGGCGGCGCGACGTTCGGCGGTGGACTAACTGCTTCACAGATCACCGGCACCACGTCCGGGGGCGGTGCTAGTGCTGCCGTCAGGGCAATTGCGGGTGGCAACGCCACATTCTTCTGGCAAGAAACCAGCGCAGCGGCAGATAACCAGAAGTGGGATGCGATCGCGGGCGGCGGCTGGTTGTATTTTCGCGCGTTGAACGACAGTGAAAGCACTGCGACGGCGTGGCTCACCGTCCAAAGGAGTGGCGCTACACCGACCCAGATTAACCTCAACACCACGGTCGGCCCGCTGCATTTCGGCAACCGCATCGCGCCCAACAACGACCCTGCCAATACGTCGAACCACATTACGCTGTGGGACGGAGGCTACGGCTTCTCGATTACCGGCGGCACGCTGAACGTGGTGTTCGGCGGCACCTGCATGTTTATGAACAACGGGCAGCAACAAGCCTACTTCAGTTCCAGCGGCCTCACGGTGGCGCCCAACACGACCGTGCTGCTCGGTCGCGATCCGACTGCTCTCTTAGAAGCCGCGACCAAGCAATACGTCGATGCGAAAGCTGGCAGCGGCGGTATTGCCGATGCGCCGAGCAACGGCAATGCCTACATGCGTGTTAACGCAGCTTGGTCGAGCGGCGGCAACCTCACCGGCAATCTGAACGTCAATAGGTCATCGGGGACCATTGCGGTCAACGACCCGGGCGGCGCCTACGCGCAGTTGGGCGCGTATCCCGGCGGCGGCACGTTGGCGGTGTATGGCAGCAACTCGCAAATCACTCTGGCTAATGCGGGCAGCGGCCACGTCAACGCCATCTCCGGTTATAGCGGCACGACGTATCAACGCTGGTCGATCGCGATGGGAGACGCGACGCCGGAAAGCGGCAGCAACGCCGGTTCTAATTTCGGCATCACGCGGTTTGGTGATACCGGCACCAGTCTCGGCACGGCGTTTTCCATCCGTCGCTCCGATGGCCTCGTCACCGTCGGCACATCGATGAACGTCAATCAGACGCTGAGCGTCTTTGGCACCGCCATCGCCATATATGGCGCCTATACCAGTCTCAATATGGCCAAAGCCACTGGCAACGCCAACGCAAACCAGATCATGGGCTACACCGGCAGTTTGCTCCGCTGGCAAATCCAACCTGGGAACGGCAATGTAGAAAGCGGCGGCAATGCTGGTTCCGATTTCGGCATCTATAATTACGATGACAACGGCAATTATATCGGGCAACCGTTTTCCATCACCCGCAGCAGCGGTTACGTCTATATCGCGCAGGCACTCGGTGTCGGTTCCACTATCTCATGCTCAAGCTGGATAGTTGGCTCCAACATCGTGCGAAGCCAGGGCTACAGCAATCCATCGGTGGCCTGCTACAACTTAACTGGTGGCTATGTGTCCGGTATGTGGTGCGAGAGCGGCGGCACGCTTTCGTGGGGCGACTGCGACGGCAACGGCACGCCGAGCAACACCCGCATGTATCTTGATCGCAGTAACAACCTCACGGTTGCTGGTGGTTCCTTCGCGACCTATCTTCACAGCAGCGGCGAGACCAACACCAACACCATCATGAACGCGAGCGGCGTGTTCTACGTTGCCAACAACTATGCTTATTATCTGGCCCGCGACGGTGGCTCCGGTGTTTGGAATTTTGTCGAGAACAGCCAGTGGAATTTTGCCGTCCGCACCAACGGTGACATCTCCTGTCGTAATTCGCTGTATGCCTACGGCGCGGTGTTCGCTGCCAACGACGGCAGCTTCGGTTTCTATCAGGCTGGGGGCGCTCAAAGGCAATTCGCGTTTGCTGCTAATTGGTTCTGGGACTGGGACGGCAACAACGGCACGCTGTATTGGTATAGCGCAGCGTTTTCCGGTGCCCACTGGTTTATCCGCAACGACGGCTGGTGCTTTAACAACTGGTTTGTGGTCGGTGGCCACGGTGCCTATCAAGACCTGTCCGACGAACGCGCCAAGACCGACATCACGCCATCGCTGGCGGGCCTCACGGAAATCCTTCAGATCAACCCGATACGCTTCCGTCGCGTCCGCAATTTCAAACCCAAACCCAAGATCGATGACTACCACGACGTGGGGTTCTCGGCGCAACAGGTGCGCGGGATTATCCCCGAGGCGGTTATGGTGGCGGGATTTGAATTGCCCGGTGGCGGCGGCACAATGGACAGCGCCAACCCGAGTCTGAGCATCGGCACCACGGCGATCATTGCCGCGCTGGTCAACAGTGTGAAAGAACTGACAGCGATGAATGCGGCACTCGCGGCGCGCGTGGCAACCCTGGAAACAAGGACGCTTCACTGATGGTCGCACTCGTGATCCCCAACCAGACCACGTTCGGTCAGATGACCAACAGCGTGGTCAGCCGCATCGCCGGTCTTAACACCTCGGTGCTGCGGCTGAACGAAGCGGTCGCCACCGCGTCGGAAAGCTATACCGGCACACCCGGCACCGAGTTTGAGGCAGCGACGCCCGCAATGGGTGGCATGTCGGTTGGTAACAACTTCGGCGTGATGGCGGACCCGGACAACGCGGGCGTCAACGGCGCGGCTTATGCCGATGCGGTGACCGGGCTGACTGTCGCGTGGCAGGCGTTCTGGACCGCTGCGACGCCCTATATCAAAACCCTCGACAATGGAATGGCGGCAATGTCATGAGCGACCCAGGCATGGGCAATCCGCCCCCGGCACCGAATGCCAACCCGGACTGCCCCAATCAACCGGACTATTCGCAGTGCCGCGTCAGTCGCACGGCCTCGGTGCAGCAACCCATCATCGCCTGGGAGCCAATCTACGACGGCACCGGCATGATGACCAACAGCGATCCCAACACCCACGTCTCGACCTATACCTGCTCGGTGTGCACGCAGAGTTGGGAAATTGCCCAGGTTGCCGGTCAGCAACAGGTGCTGAAGAAATTATGAGTGGCGTCGCGGCACTGCGCAATCCGGACTGCACGGATAATCCGTCACGCTGTCGGATTATCCGGGTGGTGGCGCCAGTCGAACCGGCGCAGGAATGGGTGATCATTTACGACGGCAACGGCAACGCCACCAACGAGGACCCCAACACCTACATCGCGCATTCCGATTGCGGCGTCTGTGGGCAAAGCTGGGAAGTCGAATGGACCGGGGCTGAGCCGCCGACCTATCGGAAGCTGTAAGCCATGGACGTGAAGCGCACCGTCGACAACGTCGACAAGATCATGGCGCGGATTGAGGCGCTGACCGGGCAGGAAGTGCTGGTCGGGATACCGATGGAGCGCACCGCGCGGGCCGGTGAACCGATCACCAATGCGTCGCTGGCCTATATCCACGAATTTGGCAGTCCCGCCCGCAACATCCCGGCACGGCCGTTCATGCGGCCGGGGGTGCGCAATGCGCGCGAGTCGATCGTGGCTGAAATGGAACGTGGCGCCAAGGCGGTGATGGACGGCGACAACGGCGCGGTATCCCGCACGCTCAATACCGTGGGTATGCTGGCCCGCAACAGCGTCGTGAGGGCGATCACCGAACCCAACCCGCCCTTCGTGCCACTGCGACCCGCGACCATCAGGGCGCGGTTACGGCGCACCCAGGCGGGCCGTCGCAAGCTGGTCAAATTGCAGCAACAGGGCACCCCGCTGACCGTGTGGGCGCAGCAACTGAACAAGTTTGGCGACATGAACATCATGCCGCTGTTGGACACGCTCAAAATGCGCAACGCGATCACCTACGTGGTCCGCCCCGCGCGCAATGCGACGCGGTTCACGTTCTGGGGTTACCAGCGCGACTACGGACAGATCATCACCCGCGCCACGAGGTGACATATGGCCAACATCTCGGTCACTGAGTTGCTGTTCGATGCCGATTTCGTGGACCCGGTCACGGTGCTGCGCAACATGGAACTCGTCGGCCCCGACGGCATCGTGACCTATGCCGAGGCGGCCATTCCGATCGTCGCCTCGGTGCAGTCATCCGCTGGCGACAGCCTGATGATGACGCCCGATATGGCGCGCAGCGGTTCCACCTATGACATCATCACCACGTTCCCGCTGGCCACCGCGACCGACGCCAACAAGGCGGATACGGTGATCTGGCGCGGTATCGAGTTCGTGGTGACGGGCGTCGCCCGGTTCGGCAATTTCGCCAACAACGCGGGACACTACGAGGGCACCATGGAAGCCAAAACCATCTCACCCCCAGCGGGGCCGCCATGAGTAGCAAAGTGGACTTCAGCGCGATCAACGCCGAAACCGCCACGACGGTTGCTGAGCAGGCGGAAGCGGCAGGGCGGACCCAGGTCGACCCGAATGACCTGATCACCCAGCTTGAGGACCACGCCAAGCGGGTGATCGATCAACTGGCAATGCCGTCGCATCACCGCATGATGGCGTTGCCCAAGCTGCAAGAACTGGTGTTCTGGCTGCGCGCGGGCGCGGGACGCGGCTGATGCAGGAGCGCGCCATCGTCTATGGCGTGATTGCGTGGCTGGCGTGCTGGCTGGTCGATCTGGTGATTTTCGTGGCGCGTAGTCCGGTGCTGGCGATCGACCCGATTCTGAAGCTGGTCATCGTGCTGGCGTGCCTCGTGATCATCCTGCTCGGGCTGGCGCGCAACAGGTGGCTGTTGCCATGAGCGGCAACACCTCGGCGACCGGCGGCTACATCATCGAAATCCCGCCCGGGCCGCCGACCGGGGAGCAGATCACGGCGGCCCTACAGGCGACCGTGCGGGCGCTCACGGGGCTGCCCGGCAATCTGGTGCGGCCGCGCTGGCAGCCGATGCCGCCGACACAGCCCGACGCGGGCGTTACGTGGGCCTCTGTGGGCACCACGCACATGGAGGCGGACGATTACCCCGTCATCACCCACGACGGCCTAGCGCAGCTTGTGGGCGCCCCTGGGCCGGGGGTGGACCGGATGACCCGCCATGTCACGATAACCGCCGTGGTGACGTTCTACGGTCCCGAGGCAGAGGACGTGGCGGGGACGTTCCGCGACGCCTTCTACGTGCAACAGAATTGGGAACCGCTGCACGTGCTGGGGCTGAATATGCGCGAGGTAGCCGATTTGGCGCGCGCGCCCGAATTGATCAACCAGCAATGGATCGATCGCATCGACATCAAGCTGGAAATGCGCGGCCAACTGACCCGCGTCTATCCGGTGCTTAATCTGGACGGCGCCGACGTGGTGATCCACCGGCCCAACGCCGACGGCAGCGTGACCGACACCTCGGTCAGCGTGCGGGAAACCACGGCCACCCGCCCCTAAAGCCTACCCCTTTCACATCGCTGAACTGAAGGAGCGCAGCCATGCCCGGTCTGAGCGTATCGGACGTCGTCAATGTGCAAATCAATATGTCCCCGCTGGCGGTGCCGCTGCGCAATTTCGGTGCGCTCTGCATTGCCGGTCCGTCCACCGCGATCGATGTGAATGAGCGCATCCGGCAATACGCCACGCTGGACGGCGTCGCTGCGGATTTCGGCTCCACCGCGCCGGAATTTATCGCCGCCGATCTGTTCTTCTCGCAGTCGCCGCGTCCCGCAATCCTCTACATCGGGCGATTTGCGCAGACCGGAACCAACGCCGTCCTGCATGGCGGCATCATGACCACGTCGCAACAGGTCACCCTGCTCAACCAGCTAAAGTTGGTCACCAACGGCACCATGCAGATCACCATCGACGGCATCGTGCATCAGTTACAGGCCACCTCGGGACACCTCACGGGCGGCACCTTCCTGCCAGTCGCGCAGGACGCGTTGGTGACCCAGTTGCAGGGCATCGTCAACGGCGCGTTCGATATCACCATCGACGGCACGCTGCGCCATGTGGCGGGGGTCAATTTCTCCACCATGACCGGCACCGACACGCCGACCCATCTGGCCAGCGCAGGCGCCCTGATCTCGACCGCGATGGCCAGCTACGGCACCGCGTCGTGGAACAACCAGCTTGGCGCGTTCGTCATTCGCAGCGCCACCACCGGCACAGTGTCCACCATCACGTTTGCCAGCGCCCCAGCCAGCGGCAGCGATGTGTCGGCCATCCTGCAACTGACCGCCGCCACGGGCGCGCTGGCGCCCGCCAACGGCACCACGGGCATGGACTTCACCAGCGTCACCAACCTGAACGGCGCCGCGACCGTGATCAACAACGCGCTGACCGCTGGGACGTGTTGGTGGGATGGCACCCGGTTCCACATTCAGTCGATTTCGTCCGGTCCCGCCAGCACGATCACCTACGCCAGTTCGTCCGGGCTGGGCCAAGACGTGTCGACGCCGATGAAGCTGACCCAGGCGGCCGGTGCTTCCATCCCGGTCGACGGCATCGCGGCGGAAACCGCATTGCAGGCAGCCATCGCACTGCGCGCGCACCCGCAATGGTATGGCCTGCAATTCGCCCTGGTGAACGACATCACGGTGACCGACTATGTCAACGTGGCCGAGTTCATTGAGGGCTGCGACCCGGTGTCGATCTTCGGCTACACCTCGCAGGACACGGGCGGTCTCGATCCCACGGTGAATTCCGACATCTTCAGCCAGATGAAGGCGCTGGGCTATACCCGCACGTTCGGGCAGTTCAGCAGCAACAGCAAGTATGCCTCGGCCAGCATGTATGGTCGGGCATTTACCGTGGACTTTGAGGCGTCCGATACCGTCATCACGCTGAAGTTCAAGCAGGAGCCGGGGGTATCGGGGGAAATCCTGACCGAGAATCAGGCGGCCTCGCTCAACCTCAAACGCGCCAACGTGTTCGTTTACTATTCCAACGACGTGGCGATCATCCAACAGGGCGTCATGGCGTCGGGCATGTTCTTTGACGAACGCCATAACAGTGACTGGCTGGCCAACCGCATCCAGACCGATCTATTCAACGTGTTGTATACCGCGCCGTCCAAAATCCCGCAGACCAACCAGGGCGTCCATATCCTTGTAGCTACAGTCGAAAACAGCATCCAACAGGGCGTGGTGAACGGTATGATCGCGCCCGGGCAGTGGAACGCGCCGGGGTTCGGTCAGATCGCCTATGGACAGATGCTGCCCAAGGGCTTCTACGTGTGGGCGCCGTTGGTGGAATCACAACCCCAGGCAATCCGCGAACAACGCATCGCGCCGACGATCCAGGCGGGCATCAAACTGGCGGGCGCCGTGCATTTCGCCAACGTGATCGTGAACGTCAACCGATAGTCACGAGCCACGGTTGCAAAATGCGCGTATAGGCAGCGCGCGACCCTATCAACCAAGGAGAACGCAAACATGGCGAAAACAGTTTTCGCGATGATCACACTGCTCGATGATCGAGACGCAATCGACCCCGGCTTCGGCAATCGCCCGGGCGCGATCGACCCCGGCTACGATAGGCCGATCCATCACCCCGGGCACCCGGACCACGGACTGCCCAGCCGTCCCGACCACATCGGCGGCGGTCCGATCTACCATCCCGGCCACCCGGACCATGGGCTTCCCAGCCGCCCCGACCATGCATGGGGAGGCGGTCGCCCCGACCGCCCAGAGCAGGGCCTGCCATGGGCACCTGGGCACCCGGACGCCGGTCTGCCGGTGCCTCCCGGCCTGCCGCCGCTTCCCGCGCCGCCAGCGCAGATCGCCAACAAGGTGGTCGTGCTGTGGCATCTGCCCGGTCAGACGGAGTGGCACGGCAAGGTGATTGACCCCTCGCTGGAAGGTGGCACGCCGCTGCCACCGGCACCGGCACCCAAGGGCTAAGTGACGTCCCGTGGCGATCGAACCCACCAACGGGAACGGTCGCCACGGTCTGATTGCCAATGTCAGCGACAAGCTGATCCGCGCGCTGCCACCGGCATTTTTATTGCTGGTGCTGCTGAATATCTGTTTCCTCGGTGTCGCAACGTGGACGTTCTCGCATAACACCGAAGTGCGAAACACCATGTTGACCAAGATCATCGAAAGCTGCCTCACCCGGCCGCCCGCGCGCGACTAGCGCGCCCCTCACCACAATCCACGCCTGCCCCAAAGCGAAATCCTGAAAGGAGGTCGTTGTGACCACGTATTCGTTCATTGACGTGGCCGCGTCCATCGTCGGACCCGGCGGTAGCTTCTCACTCGGCTATGGCTCGGGTAACTCCGAGGAAGGCATCTCCATTGCCATGACCGAAGATAAAAACACGATGACAATTGGGGCCGATGGCAGCGTGATGCACTCGTTGCACGCTGGCAATGGCGGCACCGTGACGCTGCGGTTTCTGAAAACCAGCCCGACAAATCAAATGCTGTCGGTGATGCTCGATCTGCAACGCGTGTCATCGGCGCTGTGGGGCAACAACACCATCGTGGTGTCCGATCCGGCGCGCGGCGATCAGATCAGTTGCAGGCAATGCGCCTTCGTCCGCTGGCCCAACGTCAACTACGCGAAAGACGGCGGCACCCAGGAATGGACGTTCCACGCCGGATCGATCGACGGAATCCTGGGCGACGGCACGGCGGGAGTGTAGCCCATGGCAGAATTTGACAGCGGCGGGCACCACTACCGCACCGAGCGAATGAACGCGCGCGATCAGTTGCATCTGTTGCGCGGCCTCGGCCCGTTGTTCGGACCCATGGCGCGCGCTGCCATGTTAAGCGAAACGGCGGACGATGTGACGCGCCGTATCCACGTTATGATTCCATTCTTCGAGGCGTTCTCCAAGATGGAAAAACACGAGGTGGATGTGCTGGTCGATCGCTGCCTGAGTGTGACCCGCCGACGCGAGGGGGGCGGCAATGGGACCAGCCAATACGGGCCGCCGATGCACAGTGGTTCGCGTGATCAATACGAGGACCTGAGCCTGGGCGATCTGATGACGATTTGCTGGGAGGTGGTGCAGGACAATCTGGGGGGTTTTTTCGCTACCGCGTCGCCGCCGGGAGCCGGGAATATCCCGCACTCGCCGCCGCTCGCGATGCCGATGTCAGTTTCATGAGCATGGCCAACGACGAAGGGTTTCTGATGGCACCCGTGCTGAACGGTCTGTGCCGTCTGGAAAGCCTGCTCGACGGCACGCTGAGCCTGGAACACATCGCCTGGGCGAATGACGCATTGGCGGTGCGCGAGGAAAACAAGGCGCGCCAGCAACAGGCGGCCGAGGAAAGGGCGCGCAAGTGAGCGTCACGACCACCCCACGCGTTGACGGCGGCAGCGGTGGCGGCGGTGGCGGTTCCGACATCACCCTGCCGCCCGTTGAGGTGACCGCAAAGCGCCTGCCGATCACCGCACCGTCCAATGTCACCTCGGTGCGCTCACCGAACGACGGCAAGACGCAGCAAGGCGAACAGCTATGGATGCGCAAATGGAAGCTGACGGTCGGCACGCCACAGGGCGACAAGGCGATGGACCTGTCGCTGTTGGATTTTGAGTTCACCATCAATCAAGATCGCTACAAAGTGCCGTGGACCGGCCGCATTAAGATTTGGAATGTCGGCGACAACATCATCAGCCGGATGAACAAGGAACTGACCAAGGTCTACCTCAAGGCTGGCTATCAGGAGCCATCCAACCAGTATGGCGATCTGTTCGCGGGGCAGATCAACTATTTCAAGCACGGTCGCCAGAACGCGACCGACACGTTTGTGGAAATTTTCGCCAGCACGTTTGAGGACCCGCTACGTTCGGCCATCGTCAACACGTGGCTGCCGGTGGGCTACGCCAAGAAAGACGAAATCCAGGCGGTGGCGGCGGCGCTGGCGCCGTGGGGCATCACGCTTGGTCAGGTGACCGATCTGAAGGACGCCAACACCAAGGCACCACGCGGCAAGCTGATGTTTGGCATGGCGGCGGATTATATGCGCGACATTGAGCGCACCCAGAAAGCGCATTTCTTTACCGACACCGACGGGCGGCTGCATTTGTTGAAGGATAGCGAAGCGCTGGCGCTCGGCAGTGAGACGATCCCGATTTTGACCAGCAAGACCGGACTGATCGATGTGCCGACTACGACGTTGGATGGCGCGGCCGAGGTGCAGTGTCTGCTGAACCCCCGCATCACCCCAGGCACACGCATCAGGATCGCCAACAAGACCGCGCATAAGAAACCCGACGAGGCGATCACCAAATACACCAACGTCGACACATCTGTTTTGGTGGCGGACGCCTACAAGCTGTCGCTGACCGAATTCAACTTCCACGCCGACGGCACCTACACCGTGGGCGCGGTGCGCCACCAAGGGGCGAACCGGGGCAATCCCTGGTATTCCCACATCATCACGCTGAAGGTTGACCAAGTGCCCGGCCTGACGACCAGCGCGGGCGCCGCCTGATGGCACAGACGCTTGAAGAATTTCTGATCTCAGTCAAATACAACATCGACGCACCGTCGCAGCAGACTTTCTTCAATGCCATGAAGCGTGCCGCCACCTCGGTGGCAGGTGTCGCGGGTGAACTGACCGGCCTCGGCCTCGCGGTGATGAAGATCGCCGACATGATGGCGCAGTCGGGCGAGAAACTCTATTGGATGAGCCAACGCCTGGGCGACAGCGTCGCCGATATTCAGGGCTTGGCCTACGCCATGTCGGGCCTGGGCGAATCGGCCGAGCAGGCAACGGCAGGCATTGAACGCTTCGGCGCCTGGACCCGCAGCATGGGACCGGCTGCGACGGGCTATCTGCACGCACTCGGCATCACCGCCACCGACACGGTCGGGCGGATGCGCCAGCTTGGTGAATACTTCCGCGCCCATGGCGGCACCCAGGCACAGCAAGGCACCTTGGAATACGCGCTGACGCTGCGCCGCGCCCAGATGATGGGCATTGACGAGCAGACCATGCTGGCGGCCAGTAGCGGCAAGCTGGAACAGAATCTGCAACAGGCTGGCCTGATGCAGCGGCTGGTATGGGGCGCGAACTGGCAGAGCGGACCACAGCAGTTCGCGACGCAGTCCGTGGAGGTGATGAACCGGTTCCGCCAGATGGGGTTTTTCTTTCAAAACCTCACCCAGCAATTTGGGCTTGGCCTGTTCAACGCGATCTTGCCGGAACTGGACAAGATCAACGCGCTGTTGATCGACATGCTGCCCGCCATCCAGCGGTTTCTCAATCATCTGATCAGCTACGCACCGGCCGCGCTGCAATTCCTGCAAGACATCATGCGCGGTTTCAAGTTCATGCTGGAAATTGCCACGTTTGCCATGGAGACCTGGGACAAGCTGCCCGGTGTGGTGCAGCACGCGGTGGAAGCAATGCTATTGTTCCCCTCGGCGCTGAAGCTGATGGGATCGCCGCTGTTCTGGATACTCGGTGGCATCACCGCACTGTTGCTGTTGCTGGACGATTACCAGCACTGGCAGAAGGATCAGGAGACCGGCAGTAAGGAACAGCACAGCTATTTCAAATGGGACGCGATTGATAATTTCATGAAGCCGATCATCGCCGCCTACAAGACGATGAGCGAATACGTCGACAAGGTGATGCCCATCAAAGGGCTGTTCGATATGTTCGCGTCTACCACTGCGGCTGTCGGTCTGTTGGCGATCAGCGGCGCGTTGGACGGCATTATGACGCGGCTGTTGGCGATGGGCACTTTCCTGATGCTCAACCCGATTGGGGTTGGGATCATGGCGGCGCTGGGACTGCTTGACGTTGCGGTGTTCGGCAAGCAGGGCAACGCGATTATTGAAAAGCGCGCCAAAGAACTCGGCTACACCATCCAAGGTGAAGGCACGCCAAATCCAACCTTCACCAAAGACGGCAAGACGCTGGACTACGGACAGATGATGCGGGAGGAAGGGTTCGGTCCATCCGGCGTCACGTTCGGGCAGGCGCATGGTTTCAAGCCGCTGCCATGGCAACCGGGCTACAAGGACGATCAACCGTTCACGCTGCCTGATCTGAAACGCCCGGCGCCGGGCGAAGGGCGGCACGATGAGCCGACCCCGGGTGATGACACCGGCAAGGGCATGATCCTCGGCATGCGGGGCGGCGGGCGATACCAGACCGCATCCACCGGCTGGATCGGTGGCCCGAGCGACGCGGGCGGTAACAGCGACCCGTTCTACAATATGTTGCGCTTTAATCTCGACGCCATCATCGAAAAGCTGAGCGATCTGTTGGACACGCTCAACGCGATGGCGCTGAAGATGGGCGTCGAGCGGGGCGACCTGGGCGGCGGCGGCAGAACTGGCGGCGGCGGTGGCGGCGACGGTGATCTGTTGCCACCGGGCGCGTCACCGGAAGAACAAGAGGCGCGGCTACGCCAGATCGAGCAACGCGAGTCGGGTGGCCAAAACATCAATAACCGGACGGGGCCTGGGGGCAGCCCAGCAAGCAGCGCGTCGGGCTTCTACCAGATGATCGACAGCACGTGGCTACACGCGGCGCACCTCGCTGGCATCAACACGCAGCACTACCCCCGCGCCATCGACGCGCCGTGGGACATCCAGCACAAGGCCGCGCTGGCACTGATCAACGAGCAGGGCGAACGGCCGTGGATTTCCAGCGCGGGGCATCATCTGTCGCACCAGCCGCTTGGGTCCGATGATACCAGTCCAGGCTGGGCGGGGCGCGCACTTACCGGGCAGCGACACAGCGGCATAATCCAGAACAACAACACCAACATCTCGGTCGTGGCACCCAGCCCCGCGTCAGCGGGGGCACAGGTCGCCGAGCATCAGATACGCATCCATGAACACCATTCGCGCTTCACCGCAGGGAAATTACTGGCATGAGCGGGGCACTGCTTGGCATCTCGGCGGTTGGCGGCATCGCACAGCAGGCGCTGCAAGCCACCGGCCTGATGCCCGCGTGGTTCCGCGCGCCACGCTCGATCGGCGACAGTAGCAGCAAGGGCGGGGCGATCATTCCCGACGTGACGATTGAGGAACAGCACAGCGACCGGTTGACCGTGACGCAGCACCCGATCGCCGACGGTTCGCCGATCCACGACCACGCCTACAAGCTGCCCGCGACGGTGGTGATGCGGATCGGGTTTTCTAATTCCAACATCGTCGGCGCGGCGGTGCAGGGTTTTCAATCGGGCGGTGGGTTCTCTGATATTGGCGGCGGCCTCGCGGGCGCTGGCCAGGGGCTGTTATCGGCGGCGACCGAGCAGCGTTGCAACGACATCTATAAGAAACTGGTGAAGCTGCAATTTGATCAAGAGGCATGGGACCAGGGCATGGCGCCGCTGGCTGCATTCAGTCTGACCACCGGCAAACGGCCTTACAAGAACATGGTGATCACCGAACTGTCGATGCGCAACGACAAGACCACGGAATACGCCCTGATCATCGAAGTGCACATGCAGGAAGTGTTCATCGTCAAAACCGCGTCGACCACCCAGCCGTCGCAAACCAATCAGTCCAACCCGGAAAAAACCGCATCACCCACCGACCAGACGGATAAGAGCGCGACACCCACGCCCAATCCGAATTCGTTCATAAAACGTGGCGCTGATTTTTTCTTCGGGGCGTGATCATGCAGTCGTTTGAAATCCCGCTATCGGGCACGCCGCAGCGGTTCACCATCTCGCTGCCGCTGGAAAACAACCCGACCGGCGCGCTGGTGTCCTATGTGATGACGTTCCAGTATCGCGACGCCGAGCCGTCCATGGCGGGCGGCTGCGGCTGGACGCTCGATCTGGCTGACCAGTTTGGCAACGCCATCCTGTGCGGCGTGCCGCTGGTGACCGGCGCGGACCTGTTACGCCAGTATGACTATCTGGCGCTGGGTGGCCACCTTGCGGTGGTGTCCGACGGTCTGCCCGACGAGGTTCCGTCGTTCGACAACCTCGGTTCCGGTTCACATCTATTTTGGGTGACCATACCATGAGCGAAGCCGCTGGACCGCTGGAATACCGCCAGCACTACGCCACCGACATCGAGGCGATGCAGACCCATCTGGACGGACGGCAGGCGCAAATCCATACCGCGATGCCGGGCCACATCGTCAGCTATGACCCGGCCAGCATGACGGTCACGGTGCAGATCGGCTTGCAGGCGCTGCGCGAGATGACCGATGGCAGCATACAGCCGGTGACCATTCAACCGATCAGAAATGTGCCCGTGATGTTCCCGACCGGGGGCGGCCACACCCTGACGTTTCCGATTAAGCCGGGCGACGAATGTCTGGTGATCTTCACCGAACGCAGCATCGACAATTGGTATCAGCACGGCGGCACCCAGCAACCGAACGACTACCGGATGCATGATATCAACGACGCGCTGTGCTTCGTCGGCATCCGCAGCCAACCGAACGTGCTGGGTGGTGGCGCTGCCACTCACGCTGGCGTGGCGACAACGGCGTCGGCTGACACCGTGCAACTCCGCAGTGACGACGGCCAGACCTACATTGAACTCGATGGCGCTGGCCGCGCAGTGAACATCCGCTGTCCGGGCGTCATCACGCTGGATTGCGTGTCGCTGCACGTGACCGGCGATATTCAGTGTTATTCCGAGGTGTTCGCCCAATCGCAGACTATGGGCTTCGTCACCCTGTCGAAGCACTTCAAGCACAGCGGCTCGCCGTCCACTCCGACGCCGGGGACCTGACCATGCGCTATCGCAGACTGGACGCCAATGGCGACATGACGTTCGGCCAGGGCCTGGGCAATTTCTGGATCAACCAGCCCGAGGCGGTGGCACAGTCGGTGTTGACCCGGCTGCGGCTCAACCTCGGCGAATGGTTCTACGACACCAGCGACGGCACGCCGTGGAACACCGAGGTCCTGGGCGAACGCACCCAGTCCACCCGCGACGTGGTGGTGCAAGACCGGGTGCAGACCACCACGGGGGTGGTGGAGATCATCAGCTATGGCTCGCTGTTCGATCCCAACACCCGCACGTGGACGGCCGCCATGACGCTGCAAACGGTCTACGGGCCGGTGGCGCTGGTCGCCACTAAACTGCCGGGCATCGTGCCGCCGCTGCCTGGGGCGGCCCCCGCAGGCGCGGCAATGGCCGCCTCCGGGCTTGGCATTCAGGGTGGCACGCCGCTCACCATGGTGCCCGCCGATCTGACCCAGGGGCCACGCAGCGATATCACCGATTTTGAGATTCAAACCCTGAACGCGGGAAGCTGGTAGATGCCACTGGCCATCCTGAAGCCCGACCCGCCATCGCGCGTGCTGCGGGCGCGGCAAGCGCCCCGTCCGCGTCCCCAGGTGGCGCTACGCGTCGCAGCGCCGCGACTGCGGCTCGTTGCCCCGCCTGCCGTCGCAGCCCCGCCACGCCCCGCCAGGGCGCGCCCTGCGGCCTTGGCCTTGCCGAAGCTGCAACCGGTGCTGCGGCTGGTGCTGCCGACGCCACCCCGGCCGGTGCGCCTCGTGCTGCGCGCACCAGCGCCGCCAGCGCCTGTGCCAACGCCGCTGGCCGAGGTGACGGGGGCGGTCGCGGTGGGTGTGCTGGGCACGGGCGGCACCCGGGTGATCATGGTGCCCGCTGACCTGACCCAGACCGGGCTGGTCAACATCACGCAATTCCGGATTTCGCTGGCAGCGGGAGTTTGGTGAATGTCGGGAACCGTTGCGCCAGTCTCACCCACCGCAGCCTACGTCGATCGCACCGGCATCCACGCTCCCGACTACGCCGCCGTGCTGGCGTTCCTGAAAGGCCAGTTGCAGGCGATCTACGGCAGCGACACCGTGATCGACAACGACAGCCAGGACGGCCAACTGATCGGGATTTTTGCGCTGGCGCTCAGTGACACCAATGCCGCCTGTGTCGCGGTTTACAATTCGTTCAGCCCGTCCACCGCGCAGGGGGTGGGCTTGTCCAGCATGGTCAAGATCAACGGCATGGCGCGCCACGTGCCGAGCAATTCAACCGCGCCGATGACCATTATCGGCGTGGCCGGGACCGTGATCACCAACGGCATCGTGCAGGACACTCCCGGCAACAACTGGGCACTGCCTGCCAGCGTGACGATACCACCCAATGGCGACATCATCGTGACCGCGACCTGTCAGACACCGGGCGCGGTGACGGCGCCCGACGGGGACATCAGCCGCATCTACACCGTGACGCTGGGCTGGCAGTCCGCGACCAACGGCCCGGTGACGGTGGGCGCGCCGGTTGAAAGCGACGCTTTGCTGCGCATCCGCCAGAGCGTCTCCACGGCGCTCCCCGCCTTGTCGGTGCTGTCAGGCATCATCGGCGCGGTGGCCGCGCTGCCCGGGGTGATCGCCACCAAAGGCTACGAAAACGACACCAACGTCGACTACACGACGGCGGTGCCGCCGCTGGGCGAGGGGCCGCTGCCACCGCACAGCATCAGCCTCGTGGTGCAGGGCGGTGACGCGATTCAAATCTGCCAGACCATCCTGCTGAAGAAAACGCCCGGCGCCTACACCTACGGCAGCACGCGTGAACTGGTAGACGACGTCTATGGCCTGCCGCACGATATCGGGTTCTTTATTCCGACGGCGGTGGCGATCGGGGTGCATATCACACTGACCGCGAAGGCGGGCTATTCCACCATCATCGCCCAGGCGATCCGCGACACCGTGGCGGCCTACATCAACGGGCTGGGGTCGGGCGTCTCGGTGATCTATTCCAAGCTGTGGCTACCCGCCAATCTGGACGGTGCTACCGACGTGCCAGAGAATGCCACCGCAACCTATGACATCACCGCGATGACGATGGCCAGCCCGGTCACCGGCACCTATGGCACCGCCAACATCACGCTGAACATTTTCCAGATGGCCGTCTGCGATCCGACCGACGTGATCATCACGGTCAGCTAAGCCGCTTCTGCCAGCGCAGGAACGCCATCAGGTCCGCGTCGTCGGTGACCGGCTGGCCGTCCGCCAGCGCGTCCATGAATTGCTGGAAACTCTCGGCATCGATGATGCGCTGGCCGGTGTCCAGCACGTGGCATTTGAGGTCGATGCCGAACACCCGGAAGGTGCCCGACCATACTGCTGTGGGGATTTTTATATCTGAGGGCATCGCATGACACTCGCTGATTACATCGGCCGGATCACCTCATGGCATAGCGACAAACCGCGTTTCGTCAACACGGTCGCCGTGCTGGTGCAGCCGCTGATCGACGCGCAGGACATGCTGGCCAAGCTGACGGCGGATTTCGATCTGGATACCGCTGTCGGTGTGCAGCTTGATCAGGTCGGGCAATGGATCGGGCGCACCCGCTATGTGGAAACCCCGGTCGCAGGGGTGTTCTTTTCCTTCAACGACAGTTACGACGGCACACCGGGCGACAGCCCGCGCACCGGGTTCAATCAGGGCATCTGGCTCGGCCAGTATGACCCGGTTGATCAGATCACCGCACTGGACGATGACACCTATCGGTCGGTGTTGAAATTACAGGCGATTGCCAACCAGTGGGACGGCACTGTTCCAGGCATTGCTGACGATCTGGACCGGGTGTTTCCCGGTACTGTCATTCAGGATTTGGGCGACACGCCGCCCGGTCGTATGGCGATGGACGTGCTGATACCCGGCGTGCTGATCAACTCGCTGTTGCTCAGAGTGCTGGAACAGGACTTCCCGGTGAAGCCCAGCGGCGTGCATGTCAATTTCATCGAATCAACCGTGTCTACGGAACAGATTTTTGCATTCAACATCGACGGCTCGCAAGGCGGACCGCTGGGCGGCTTCAATCAGGGAGCGTGGGGCGTCATCGTTCTGACGGTATAAAACAAGGGGCACGCCAACCATGGCAACCAATGACTTCCTGACATTCGCGGGCGATCCGGCAGCCGACGTGTTGCCGCAGTCGCAATACATCGCGACCGGGTTTACCGCGCGCATCCTCGGATTTTCCACCGGCACCGCGCTGTCGATCCAACTGAACAAAGTCTGGCGGCAGGCATCGCTGATCAGCGCCATGATCGGTCAGTTCACCGTCGATGAAATCAATCAGGACATGCTGGACGACGGCACGCCCGCTGGGATGACGGCATTGGAAACCCATTTCCGCGCCGCCCTTGTCCATGTCGCACAGAGTTCGATCGGCACCAACTTCCTGCCGCTCACAGGAGGCGCCCTTTCCGGCCCGCTTCAGATCAATGCCAGCACGCTCGGCATCACCGCGCCATCTGGCTCAGTAGCGATCAACCTGACACGTCAGCAAGGACAGTATGCCTTTCTTGCTGGCTACACCGGCACGTTCGCGCGCTGGCAAGTGTTTCTGCCCGACAACGCACCTGAGCAGGGCGGCAACTCGGGTTCCAATTTTGACATCAACAGTTTCAACGACCAGGGCGGCTATCTCGACACACCGCTAAGCATCAACCGTGCCACGGGCGTGGTGAACTTCAGTCATGGCCCCACCGTCAATGGTGCGTCGCTGCCTTATGTGCGACTGGCTGGCGATGTGATGAGCGGCGCACTCGGCGTCGGCAGCACCGGGATTTCCTACAATGGTCTCGGCGGTTATTGGGCGCAGCACCATATCGCGTTCGGCTGGGACGGCAACGTCAATGTGGCGGTGGACGGCACCTTTGTCGGCCAGATCGCCATGCAAAGCTGGGTCGGCGCCGTGGTCGGGGGTTACCTGCCACTCGGTGGCGGAAATCTTTCTGGGCAATTGAACGTATACGCGCCGCTTGAAGTGTTTGGCACTGCATTCCACCACTCCACGACGTTTTTCGGTTACACCGATTTCGCCAATTTCTGGGATGGCCGCTACCGCTACCGGCAATGGGCGGGAAGTTGGTATGACGCCTGGGACGGCCAGAGCGGGTTGCGCGCCTGGGCCGCGCCCGGCGCCTGGATCATGACGTTGGATGGCACTGGAAGTTTATATGTCCGTAACATCCTGAGAGTTGATGGCAGTCGCATCATTTCCGCCAGTGGTCTGAGCGGTGGTGGTGTCGCACCTTCGGTGTGCTGCTACTGGACCGGCGGCGTTGCCAAGGGCATGTGGGTCGATGGCACCGGCCTGTGGCTCGGGCAAATGGATGGCAACGGCAATCCGTTGCGCGCGGACGTGGTATTCGACAACAACGGCTATATGACATTTTATGGCTCCGCATCAATCAACGGCAGCCTGTGGGTCGGCAACCAAGTGGCTGCGGCTGGCTCGATCGTTACCAACTATTTTAGTTGCAACGGCGCCGGTGTTTTCAATGGCCACTTTACCGTCAACAACGACGCCAACGTAGGCGGCACAATGGCCGCCACCGTGCTTTATTCTGGCAGCATCGTGCAGGCTCACACCCAAGTCTATTCCTACGACGGCGGTGGCGCTTCGCTCAATGCTGATGGCGTCATGTATAACGGCAACGGCGTGCAGATCGGTTGGCGCTGGGACGGCAACTGGATGTGGTGCCGGATCAACGGCTGGGAAAAGGAAGTCATCGTTGGCAATAACCAGCGCGTCCGCAATCTGCAAATGTATAGCACCTCGTTGCAGTGGACCGACAGCGACAATTCGGGATGGCTGGCCAACACCTACCGGTCCGATCCTCGTTTCAAACGTAACATCCGAGAGGCGGATGATTTCGACAGCCTAAGCGCGATCTGTGCCACGCCGACGAAGTCATTTGAATGGCGCGAGGACTACCGCGCTGCGCCCGTCCCTTATGGGATGATCTCGACCGATGTTCGTATGACATTGCCAGACGCGGTGATGGAAGCGCCGTCTGAGGGCGACGAACCACCGGTCGATCATCTCGATCCGCCCGCGCTGTTCGCGCATCTGTTCCGCGCCATCGCGCAACTCAACCGCAAGATCGCAGCCTTGGAGGCACGTCATGTCTGAATCCGATCAGCCAGAGGTCGATCCCGGCACGACAATTCCGACGCCGCCCACCCAGCCACCAGCCTCGGCGCTATATCCGCCAGCAGGCCCAATCATCGAACACCCGTGGCAACCGGCGACGGTGCTTCCGACCCCGGTAGGACCACCGCTGCCCACGGCCGCGCCTGTGGTGGTTGATACGCCGTATCTGTCGCAGTCGGGGAACCTGTTGAATTGCACGATGGGCAACTGGACCAACGAACCAAACCACTATACCTACCAATGGCTCAGCAATGCCACTGACGTGACGATGGTTGGGCCTTTCTGTGCCGTTACAGCAACTGACGAAGGTAGCACTTTCACCTGTAGCGTGACGGCGGCTAACCTCATCGGTGCCGCCTCGGCAACGTCAAATTCCGTCGTTGCCACCTACACCCCACCAACATAGGAGACGCATATGCCTAAAGACCCGGAAATCGTTTGGACGCTGAACATGATACAGGCCAACCAGATCATGGGCACGTTGGCCAAGCAGCCGTTCGGCGAGGTCGCCGAATTGATCGCCGAATTGCAGAAGCAGGCGCAGTCGCAATTGCAGGGGCAGCAGATGCCGCCGATGCACAGCACGCCATCCAAGATGGACGGCGAGGCGCGGGTGCAATGAGCCTGCAACGCGTCACGGTGCAAGTGAGCGCGGTCAAATTCGGCGACGTGTGGCTGGGATCGTCCGTCACCGGCATCGCCAATTCATGGCGGCCGGGGAACATGGACATCACGCTCTATGATCCCGCCACGCAGGCCAGCCGCACCGTGACCATCAACCGCAATCAATGGTTCGCGGTGGATCGCGACGTGTGATATAGTCAGCCTATCGAGATTGGACAGCCTTGGCCCCGCCAGCGATGGCGGGGCTTTTTTCATGCCTAAATTTCCGCTGCCGTGCGGCGTGGCAGACCAGACATCGCAGCCAGGATTTGCCGGTTTGGGAATGACGCATCAACGTCGCGTTGCGGCTGTGTAGCAGATGACCGAACCGGCACTGCTTCATTTTTCGTCGCTCGGGCTGAACACGACGCCCGCGTCGAGCAACATCCGCAGCAGCGCCGAGCCTTCGGCGAGCGGCAGCGTCACGTCCAGCTTGATATGGGCCTCGCCCTGGGCGGTGACCACGAATGCCAGCGCGTCCGCCCGCCTGGGGGACACCCAGGCGGCGCCCGAGGCGGTGCGGGGTGCAGACGGTGCGGGGATAGCCTTGACGCCGTCTGGCACGCGCGCACGCACCTTGGCGGCGAGGTCATCGGGCTGGCAGCCGAGCAGCTTGGCCAGCTTGACGCGGTTCTCGGGGCCGGGGCCGCCCTTGCCGTTGAGCCAATGATAAACCGAGGTATGGCCGCGTGGCATATTGATCGCTTTGTTGAGATCACCAATGTCCTTGCCGGTGCGTTTCAGGTAATCGCGCAGCGCGATGGCGATGTGGCCATACGCGGCGATCTGTTGCGGTGTGGCGGGGCCTGCGGCGAAGGGCATCACGCGGTCTTTCGGTTATCCACCACGCGCAGCCGGGGGCGGCTCAGCGAGGGCGTGGCGGTGCCCGCGACCAGGGCATAATAGGCGTCGCGATAGCAGGCGGTCTTGGTTTTCAGTCCAAGCTGGAATTTACCGCCATGCTTGGCCTGCCAGCACCAGCCGGTGAGCAGGCGTAGTTCGTTGGGTTTGCGGTGTTCGTTCCAAACTTTGCAATCGAGTTTGGCGACGTAGTGAATGCGCGCCACGTTGTTGACTTCGGTGATGATTGGGTCTGGCAACCACATACTTCAGTTTCCCATGAGATGGGCGCGGGCCGGGCTTGCACCCCCGGCCCGCTGGTATCAGCGCCGCTTTCTGGCGGTCACGGCGCCGATGCCGAGGACGCCCAGGCCGAGGATGGCGATGGACGCCGGTTCGGGCACGCTGCCACCGTCAGTCGGATTGATCACGCAATCCGGGCAGGTGGTGTTCACCGGGATATCCTGCGACACAAGGTCGTAATTGTTGGCGCTGCCGACCCAATTGATCTTGAACGCCGGGTTGGTGTAGCCCGACCAGTCACCGGTCTTCACTGTCACGCTGAAGTCAAACACCAGCGTGCCGCTCGACGCCGGGCTGCTGTTGGTGATCGCCGTGTCGTGGAAGCAGAAGAAACTCCCGCTACCATTACAATCACCGGACGGCGAGCCACTGTTCGACAGGCCGCCATCCACGAACGTATAGCCAGTAGGTGAGGATACCGACGCGGTCGATACGTCACCCGCTGGATCACCTAAAGCGAACGACTCGACCCCGGTGCGGCCTGCATGGATGCCGCCTTTGGTGTCGCTGGCGGTGTTCTCGCCGCTGATCGTGAGCGCGAAATTAGCGGTCGGGTTGCCAGCGGTCGCAGACATTTCCAACGTGTAGGTGATGCCCTCGCAGGTGCCGGGGGAACCGCAGTTGCCTAGTGCGTTGCTCATCGACACGAGCGCAGCGTGGGCTGTGGGTGGATGAAACCAGAGTGCACCGCAGACGATGGCGGTGGTAGTCAATAGTCGTTTCATTGTGTGACGTTCCTTATGTTAGAAAATCCAGGGCGGCGTCCTTGCAAGGGGTCAGCGCCGCCCCGGTAGTTGCTGCTTTTAGCTGCGGGTTATATCCCGTAGCGGCGGGTTATCCCGCTTACACCCGGCGGCTCTGACGGCGAACGAAGCCGAGGCCGAGCAAGCCAAGACCAACCAGGGCAAGCGAACCCGGCTCGGGCACCGCAGCCGCGCTGGCGTTGGCGATGCCGCTAAACCCGGCAGTGAACGACTGGATGGTGTTGCCGGAAACTTCCAGGCCGCCGCCGTCAGGGCTGACCACGCTGGCCAGTGACAGGGTGAAGCTGGACGGCGCCAACAGTTCACTGGCCGGGATCACGCTGGACGTAAGCGACAGCGTGTCGGGCGGGTTGCTGATGTTCACTGAAAGCTGCGAGCCGGTGAGCAGACCGAACGCGGCGTCCGTGAAGGTGCCGCTCAGATCGTTGACATTGCCGACGCCCGCGCAGTTCAGGGTCGAGCAGACCGAGAACGTGCCGTTGTAGTGCTGCACGACGGCATTGCCGACGCCGATGATACCGCCGGTCGAGGTCGCCGCGAGGGTGACGAAAGCGGCGATGGCGGGCGGGGTGGTGGCGCCGAGCAACTGATCGATCAGCACCGGAGCGTTGGTGATGGAGATAGTGGTGCTGGTGCCGCCGGTCGCGGTGCCGGTGACAGTGGCGGCCAGACCGACCTGACCGAAGTCGATAATCTGGGTGGCGTTGGCCGAAGCCATCCCCAGCCCGATCATCGCGGCCGTGGCGAGTAAGATGTTACGCATGGAGAACTCCTTGTGTGTGTCCGTCTAGATCGGACGGATGCAGTGAAACACGGGTGGAAGTCATTCCGAAAAGAAAACGCGTCTTTTGACAACAATGGCTTAGTGGCCGGAAGTTGGCGTTTTTTGAAACGACTCTAAGTCTGCCGACACCGTCTCAAGCCATAACGCCAGCGCCTGGGTGATCGCTGTCGCCCGCAGATGTGCCATATTCTCCTCTGTGACGCCCCGCCCCGAGGTCAGGTATGACGCCAGCATCGGCGCATAGAGCGACGCCGCCATCAGGCTGATATGCTCGGCGAGGTCGTCGGTCATTTGCCACGCGACGGATGCGCCATGTTCTTGGCCAGCAATTCCGAGGGCGCAGGCTGCAACAGCACGTCCACGGCCGCGCGTAGCTCGATGATCTGGCGTTGCTGGTCAGCGATACAGCGCGCCTGTTCGGCAAGCGTGCTGCGCAGATCGTCTCGCTCGGCTTCCAAATCTTGGATGCGGTATCGCAGCGCGCGCGCCAGGGTCTCGCCGGTCATAGACTCATTCTTCATGCGCCGGGTATCCCTTGCTCTGGTGGTTCATGCACCACGTGCCTGACCTGTCCGCTGGGCAGCGTCACCTGAAAGGGTGGCGGCCCGAGGTCAGCCAGCAACAGCGGCGTCTTGGGCAATAGATGCCACACACCGTCGTTGGTGATGTGGCCCCACGGCTTGCCGTCGTCGTGCGCCAGTTCTTTCTCGCGCAGGGTTTTGACTTCGTCGCTCATGGATGCGGACTCCATAGATCGCCTGCTAGCGGCGTGGTCAGCACACTGGTCGAGGTCAGTTCGCTGACGATCGCGGTGAGCGCGGCCGAGTTGGTCCAGACGCTCGGATGCGTCGCCGCGTAGGTCTGGAAATCCGCCAGCGTGACGGCGTGGTATTGATCGAGCGTCAGCGCGGGAGGCGGCGGTGTCGGGGGCACAATTGGCGGTGGCGGCGGGGATGGTGGTGATGGCGGCGGTGGTGGTTCTGTTGGTGGCGGTGATCCTGCTGGTTGTGTAATGAACACCAGCGACGCGGTGTCGAGGCTAGGCCGGTTGTCCAAATGGACAGTGTCGCTGCCAAAGCTGGACGCGGGCAGGCCAAACACCTGATTCCCAGATAGTCCGAGCGGTGTTCCGTTGGGATCGAGGATGCCAGCGCCCCGCGAGTCATCGTTGACCACGGTGTTGTTGGTGATCGCGACGTTGGTGCCAGGGTTGCTGGCGCCTTCCTCGCCATAGGCGATTATGAACGGGTTCTGGGTGTTCGGCCCTTGCTCGATTTGATTGTCAGAGATGTTCGCATTGCCGCCGTTTGGCAGATCGATCGAATAGCTGGCACTGCCGTTGTTGTCGAAGATGCGGTCGCTGGTGATGGTGTTGGACGCGGCGCGGGATTTGATTTCGTGTCCAACGACGGCATCATGGACATAGCTGTTGGTGAGACTGAACGAGGCAATGGCGCCAATATAGATGTTATGCGTTGATCCGCTGCCGTCGCCGTTGAAGGCGAATTCCGAATGGTCGATGGCAATACTGCCGTTGCTATCGGCGGCACCGAGCAGTCCTTCTTGGTTGTTGTGGAAATAGTCGTCGGTGAGGGTGAGACTACCGCCCTCATAGCGGATCGCAGCCCCATTTCCATCCGATACAGCCACCCCGCCAATATCGAACCCGTTGATCGCCACAGTGACACCGGGTTGGCCCTCCGTAATCATCGCCTTGCCATCGGGTGGTGACTGATCCTCGGTCATCACCACTTCGCCGCCGACCGCTTGCAGTGTGACGCTCTTTTCGACCGTCAGGAACTGGTCGTTGTAGCTACCAGCGGTCACGTCGATCGTATCGCCGGGTGACGCCGCATCAATCGCAGACTGGATCGACTGACCTTGGGATACCGTCAACGTGGCCATGGCACGCTCCTATGCAGCCGGGGGTGGCTGATTGGGCAGCGTTGCCAGATATGCGTCGAACCGTCGAGCCAGTTCCTTCAGTAGCCTTTCAACGGTTGGACCGTGTTCACCGAACGGCGCCGACACGGTGGCGATGCGAAAGGTTATTTTGTAAGCCTCTGCCGCTACGCGGTTCACTGCCGCCGCGAGGCACATCGCCTCAAACATCCGCTCGATAGCCACCGCGTGCGCCTCGGGCGTCAGGTGGCCGGGCAGGCGCAGCGGCGCGACGTTGGACGGCGTAGGACCGCGCCCAGCGGCTCCCTGGACGCGTGTCTGACCCGGCTCAATGGCGTCGATGGGCGGACCTTCCGTCATGCCGCCCCCATCAGGTGGTCGAACGCGGCCACGGTGGTGTTGGTCTGTTTGGCTTTGGTTTCCAGTTCAATGGCGATGTCGATCAGTTCGTCCACCGAGTAGGTGCCGTGCAACTGCACACGCCCGCCCTTCTGATAATAGAACGGCGTCACAGTTCCGATCATGTTACGAACGGCCCGCCGCTCCGTAGGGGTGAGGGCGCAGTATCTTTGGAACGCGGTCATGGCGGGATCGCTCATGTCGCCACCCCCAGTTCAGCGGCGCGTGCCTTGATCGCGGCGTCGATGCGGTCCTGTTCGGGGAACGACAGCCCCAGCACCGCCTGATTGAACAACGGGGTGGTGAGCAGACTGTCCAGTTGCGCCTGATCGGCGCGGCTGATTTCGTTCAGCAACGCCGTCATGGCAGTCGATTCGGGTGGCGTGGACTCTTGTGGCGCCACGCGGGCGGTGTGGGTGACGACCAGGGCGTCGATGTCGGCGCGCACGGCGGGGCTGGCACCGTCGCGCCACGCTTTGATCGCGTCGCGCCCCATCACGGCGGCAATGTCGTCCAGCACCTTGCAGCCGCCCAACAGGGTGTCCAGCCGCTTCAGCCACGCGGTGGCATCAACGGGCTGGCCGGTGGTGGTAGGCGCTGTGGCGTGCTGTGGCGGGCGCGGCGGGGCATGTTGCGCGGGCGGGTGAGACGCGGGCTGCGACTGGCGCGGCCCGCGCGTCGGATCGCCGCCATCGTCGTCGGCGGCAATGTCGGGCATGTGCTGGATCAGGCTGAAAACCATGCCCAGCAAATACCGCGACAGGTAGGTGACCGTGCCGCCGACCGCCTGCAAAGCGTTCATCTGGGTTTTGCCACCCCGGATGCCTTCGCCCGACAGGATCGGGCCAGACAGCGCGGTGATTTCCTCGTGGTCGCCGAGCGACAGGATCAGGGTGACCGTCATCCAATCGGGGTCGGGGTGCGGTGCGGTGCCGAAGCGGAATGCCAGACCGTGGTAGGCGGTGACCGGTTTGATCACGCCCAGCATACCGGGCAAAGTGGCGTAGCGGCTGTGCAGATAATCGTTCTTGGCGTCCTTCGGCACTAGCTGCATCTCGGTCGCGGCGCTTGTCATCGCCTCGTTGAACGCACGGTGCGCCAGCACTTTACGTTCGGCGCTATAGGCGTCCAGCAACGCCTGAAACTTCGTGGTATCGAAATTCGGGTCGGCCGCCGCGCGCTGGATCAGCGCCAGCATGGGGTGGGTGTTGCCGGTGGGCACAACGTCATTCATGGCAGCTTCCTCTGTGGGCAATTAGAACGGCGTGATCCTCACGACCAACCCTGGATTTGATAACTCTGCGCCGGGGATGGTTTCGTCGGGCTTCAGCGCTTTCAAATCCTTGGCCAGTGCGATCTTGTCGGGTTCTCGGGTGATGGTGGTGCGGATGTATTTTTCCGGCAGCCAGTCCACGTCGGCGATCACCTTGGGCGGCGCCTTCACCATGCTGACGCTACCCAGTTCGGACTCCGCTGCGGTGATGCTCAACACGTCAAGCAACTGCACGATGGTAGCGCGGAGGTGGTCGCTGCGCTCGGCATAACGGTTCTTGCGCGCGGTGTAGCGCTTGGCGAGGTTGGCCGCCTCGGTCTCGCGCCGCTCGCACCAGATTTCCGCGTCGATCGCCTGACGGAGCAGCACCGAAGGATGCGGCCACTTGGACTGATCCTCGGGCAGCGCTGGCAGCTTGGCCGCCAGTTCGTCGGGGTCCATCGAGGGGTCGTCGGCCAGCTTTGCCTGGATTTGCTGATACAACGATACGGATTTTTCCAGCACGTAGGCTGATGGGGGCTGTGTCATGCTCATGGCTCGTCTTGACATGGACGCGGGGCAAATGCAAGGTGGATAAATGCGACACAGTAAAAAACCCAACCGAGGGCTACCGCGCTCCTCCCATGAGCGGCAGCGCGTGCAGATCACCATGACGATTGACCGCGAGGTGTTGCGGCAGATCGACGTGATTTGCGAGCGGGAGCAACGGTCGCGTTCCCAGATCATGGATTGGGCAGCGACTCAGTTTGCCGCGAAACACAACAAGGCGGCGTGATGGCACGGATACAGCAGTTCAAGCTGACCATACCGGAACCAAAGGAACTGGACCTGCATCGGCAGATCGCCGACTGCCTGCGACTGGAAATTGGCCTGCCGGGACGGTTGTCCAAGCAAGGCGTGATGTGGTGGGCCTACGATATCTCAAACAGCGCGGCGATTGCGCCCGGCGCACGGACCACGCTCGGCATCATCGCGGGCATTCCCGACCTGATGTTCCTGTATCGGGCCAAGGCGTATTTTCAGGAAATCAAACGGCCGAACGGTGTGTTGTCCGATGCGCAGGGCGCGGTGATGGCGTCCGCGCGGCTGGCCGGTGCCGATATCGCGGTGTGCATCGACGCCCGGTCGTGTCTGGCCAATCTCGATGTGTGGCAGGTGCCACGCACGCGTCGCACGGTGTTCCCGATGGAGGTGGTATGATGGCAGGCAGGGCACGCAGCACCGATCCAGGCACGTCGCATTCAGCGGCCGCGCACGTCAACACAGCCGATCTGGAAGCCAAGTTCATTGCCGCGCTGCGGCGCATCGGGCATCCGCTGACGACCACTGAAATCGCCGTGGTCTGTGGCTATCCGCGCGACAGCTTTTCGCCGCGTGCGATCCCGCTGTTGGAGAAGCGGCTGATCGTCAAGGCGGCCAAGCGGCTGTGCCAGAACGGCAAGGGCAATTGGCGGATGATGTTGGCCTACGGGCTGCCAGGATGGTCCAGGGAGTTATTGCTTGGCGAGGGCGACACGCGACCGAAGCCCAGCAAGCGCGCCAAGGCGAAGGCGCCGGTCGAGCCGGTGCCCGAGCCGGTGGCGGCGCCCAAGCCATCAGCGCAACGGCGTGGGTTCAATGATCCTCGGCAGGGCGCCTTGCTGTGATATGAAAGGAACCGGTGAACCAGAGTTTGCGATCTGCCGGTCCACCGGCCCCGTTTGATGCGGTGGTCAGGCGGCCTTGCGCATGGACTTCATGACGCCCACGACGAGTTCCCCGTCGGGATACTTTTCGCCACTGATCCGCTGGCGGCCTTCGATCGCGGTGCGGACCTTGTCGGTGTGACCCTGATCAATCGAGACGCGGACGTTGACGCTGTCGCCCGAGTTGACCAGCCACGCGACCAGCTTGCGCATGGCGGCGGTGTCGGTGCGGTCGTAGCCACAGAACTCGCCGACGCGACGGGCCAGACCGTAGACGCTGGGGCCTTGGCGGCGGGCGATGGTGAGCAGTTCATCGGGGCTGAACAACCCGGCCAGCGCCGAGATGGCGGGCGCCAGCCGCGACGGCAGATCGCCCGCAGCGCCGCCGAGGGCGTGTACTTCCAGCCACTGCTTGCCGGTAAGCTTCTTGCTGGTTTCGTTAATTTCGCGAAAGATTTTCGTGAGGTATTCCGCGCCCACTTCGATCACCAGGGCGGGGACGTGGGCGAACTCGGGGTTCTTCAGTTTCTTCAAGCTGTAGACGGCAAACCTGCGATGCCCTTCGATGATCATGTAGCGGCCGTCGTCCTTCTTGTTCACCAAGATCGGGTAATAGAGTCCGATCTCGCTGATCGACGCCAGCAAACCCTTGATGTCAGCTTCCTCGCCGCGCCCGCGCGGGTTCAGCGGGTTCTTGTCCACCAAATCGAGCGGGATGTTGTGGACCGTGTAGTCCTTCATGACATATCCTCCCTTTCACACCGGACCGGGTCAAATCGTGCAGGACCGGGCGAATTGGACCGAATACGGAATCTTTATGCGAGTCAAGCAGCAAAATCGCCGGTCCAGCGATAAAGTTGCGTTGTGGGGGATAAAAGTGATGAATGATGTGGTGATGCTGCGCCCTGTGTCGGGTGATCTGACGGTCTTTGATCCAACCGAGACGATCGCTAATCTGGCTCAACTGGACGGCGACATCGTCAAATGGCGACGGCTGAAGGATTGGCCGAAGCTGGAGGACGCGGTCGATGCCAAGATTGCCGAGCAGGCGGCGTTCGTGGCGAACTGGGACACGACGGTGCGGGCTGCCCATCGGCCAGGAACGAACTCCCAAGCGGGTTTGTTTTCAAAGAGACAAGCGGAGGAGGCGTGGGGGTTCAGCCAGCAAACGGTGTCGCGCTGGCGCACGTGGCTCGCCGAGACGCCGGTCTATCGCTCGCGGCTGATCCTGGGGGCGCATCGGCTGGCGGGGCTGATTCCCGAGGACAACCATCGCGCCATGGGGACCGGTGAGAACGAGTGGTTCACGCCCGAACAGTACATCGCGGCGGCGCGGTCGGTGATGGGTGAGATCGATCTGGACCCGGCCAGCCACGACGATGCACAGGACATCGTGCAGGCGACAAAATATTACACCAAAGCGGAGGATGGTCTGGCACCGGACTGGCACGGCCGGGTGTGGCTCAATCCACCCTATGCGCGCGATGACATTCGGCCCTTTGTGGAAAAGCTGGTGGATGAGCGCAACGCGGGACGTGTGACCGAAGCGATTATGCTGACACACAATTACACCGACACCGCATGGTTTCAGTTGGCGGCGCGGCGTGCGGCGTTAATTTGCTTCACGCTGGGGCGAATCAAATTTGTCGGGCTTGACGGCAAAGAAAGCAATCCGACCCAGGGACAGGCGTTTTTCTATTTCGGTGACAACGTGCAGGATTTTCGCCGGGTGTTCAGCTATGGGTTTTTGGTATGGCCCGGTTGAACCGTGACGCAATTGCCTACCGAACCGAACTGGCGCGCGCGTTCAATGCGCGTCGCTGCGCTTGTGGCGCGCCTGCGCATTGTGTGACGGTCGGCACGGCGTCGAATAAGACGGTCGGGGTTATCGTGTTGCGGCGCGGCGCGCCTGACCGCAACCTGTGCCTAAAATGCGCCGGGTTGCGGGAGGTCGTCGCATGAAGCAGCATCTGAGGATCGACGTGCTTGAGGACGACGACGCGGTCACCGTCAAATTCAAGACCACATCACAGCATTTGCAGGATTGCCCGCATTGCATCGCGGCGCTGGCGCTGCATGTCGCCAACTCTTTCCACAATGCCATGATGGACGCCCAGGCGCGCGCGGCTGACGATGAGGATGACGATAGCCCCGAGGACCACGCGTTCCTGCATTGAGCCTGTGGGTGTATCGGGGGACCGTTTCAAAGCGGAATGACACTAGGTGCGTCTGGTAGTTAGCCGCCCGACGGTCTAGCCTTGCCAGATACAGCAACGCCCCCGACTGCCAGATCGGGGGCGGTATTGCTGCCAATCAGAAAACCGCCCTGACGCGGTTCGGTCGTCATAGTGCAGAAGGAAGTCGCAACGGTTTTCTGCCCTATCCGCGACCCGAACGCAAGGGAGGAGCGAGGTCGCATGCCCGGATTTCCATATCCGTCACCTATCATTGATGCCCGATTGATTGCTGCCCGCTATCGACGGCCTCGGGAGGTGTGTGCGCCGAGGGGCAGTTAGATGCCCGATGTGCACCCGATCGCGGCGCTGCGCTCGCTGGTGTGGCAACACGGCTTCCGCCCGATGGCGGTGTATTCCTGGGACTTCGTGGAACCGCAGCCGCCGCCGGGCAAGAAACCGACGCCGCCGCGTGCTGGCAAGGGACCTTATGGTAACGGCTGGCAGACCGGCGCACGGAAGGACCCGCCAGAAATCATCGATCTGGGGTCCGTGGTTGCCTGGGCGCAGAACACCGGCATCCTGTGCGATGGGTTGCGGGCTGTCGATCTGGACATTGACGATGCGGCCCTGATCGAGCAGGCGGTTCAGCTTGCCTTCACCATGCTTGGCGAGACCATCGTCCGATCGCGGGAGAACTCGCCGCGCTGCTTGCTGGTTTACCGCGCGGCCGAGGGTGAGCCTGCAAAGCTGACGCTGGCAGGCGACGGCTGTAAGATCGAGGTGCTGGGCAAGGGCCAGCAATTCGTCGCCTATGGACAGCACCCTTCGGGCGCGGAGCTACAATGGCTGTCAGGCGGGCCAGCGGATCATGATCTGGCACAGATCACAGCGGTCACTGAGGCGCAGATCAACGCCTTCCTCAATGCCTGTGTGCCGCTGATCGGTGCCCGCCCCCTAGCGCCGCCCAAGGCGGCACCCAAGGCCAACGGCCACGACCACGACGGGCCGCCAACCGCCGAAATCATGGACATCACGGCGGCGCTGGCGCTGGTGCCGAACGACGGGCCACCTGACTGGGAAGCCTGGAACAATGTAGGGCTGGCGATCTACGCCGCCACTGAGGGCGCGGAGGCTGGCTGGGCGCTGTGGCGGGACTGGTCTGCCAAGAATCCGGCAGACGACCCTGACGCCACGCTGGCGCGCTGGGAACACTATGCGACGTCACCACCGGACCGCACCGGGGCGGGCAAGCTGTTCGCTATGGCGGGAGCGGCATCGCCGGGCTGGCGTCGGCCAAGCACTCTGAAGGCCAAGACCAACGGCGCGGCGCAGCCCGAGGTCAAGGCGCCCCCAGGGGCGCCCCCAGGGGCGCCAATGCCCGAGGCACCTATCGTCGTGGATGACGGCGGGCCGCCCGAGGTGCCGCCCGTGGGTGACCCCGACGGGCCAGGGAACGACCCGCCGCTGCCGGTGATCACCTGTCGGGCGGGTGAACTGCCGCGCATGATCCGCGAGGCACAGGCGGCACTGCTCGACAGCGGTGCCCCGATCTATCAGCGCAGTATGCTGGTGCAGCCCACCGAGCAGCAATACACCGCCGCCGACGGCAGCGTGACCCATAGTGCCGCCCTGGTGCCGCTCACAGCGCCCGCGCTGCTCAAACTGATGGCGAAATCGGCGATCTACCAGAAATGGGACGGTCGGGTGGCGGGCGGCGGCGGCTTTGTCACCTGTGACCCGCCCGATAAGCTGGTCAACATCGTGCTGCACAACCGGGGCGACTGGCCGTTTCCGGTGGTGCGCGGCGTGCTGACCTGCCCGACAATTCGCCCCGACGGGTCCCTGCTGATCACACCGGGCTATGACCCGATCAGCCGTTATTACCTGATGTTCCCCAAGGGGCTTGAGGTGCCTGCCATCCCTGACGTGCCAACCGGAAATGATGCGGTCGATGCGTTGTTCCGGCTCAAAGCATTGCTGACCAGCTACCCGTTCGTGAGCAAAGCGTCGCACAGCGTGGCGCTGGCTATGCTGATGACCCAGGTGCTGCGCTGTGCCATGCCGGTCAGCCCGCTGATGGCGGTTAGCGCCAAGGCGCCGGGCACCGGCAAGAGCCATCTGGTCGATCTGTGCAGCACGATTGCGATTGGGCGTCCGTGCCCCGCGATGGGCACGGGTAAGAAAGACGAGGAGGTGGAAAAGGGCATCAACACGATGCTGATCGCGGGCGTCCCGGGCTTCTCGATCGACAATGTCAGCCGCGATCTGGACACGCCCATCCTGAACATGGCGACCGAGCGACCACTGATCACCATCCGGCTGTTCGGCGTGCTGGAAGCGGTCGAGATCGAGAACGCGGTCACGATCTACATGACCGGCAACAATCTGGCGATCATAGACGAACAGGGCAGGCGCACCATCCGGTGCGAACTGGACGCGGGGCAGGAAAACCCCGAGCGACGGCATTTTCGGGAAGACCCACTTAAGACCGCACGGGACAATCGCGGCCGCTACATCGCCGATGTGCTGACCATCGCGCGGTTCTATGTCGCGGGCGACCGAGGTGTCGATGTGTTTCCGATCGGTTCTTACGGCGCCTGGAGCCGCTTCGTGCGTGAGCCTCTGGTCTATCTTAATGAGGCCGACCCTTGCGCCACGATGGCAGAGACGGCGAAGGACGATCCTGCAACCGCACGTTTAGTGACAGTGTTGAACGGCTGGTATGATGAGTTTCAGTCAATCCCCAAAACACTAGCGGACGTGGTCAGGGATGCGGCCATAGATGGATTCTACCCCGTGCTGAAGGAACAATTCCCCGCACGTGGTGGTTCCGAGGTCGATACGTCTAGGATGGGATATTGGCTCCGAAGGTATGTCGGGCGGGTGGTAGGCGGCAAACGGTTCTTAAAGGAAGATGGTGGGACGCACCACTCAGTCCGTTGGTATGTCGAGAAACTTGCCTGAAATACCGTCATGGGGGGATGGGGGGCATGGGGGGGGAGGTTAGGCTATTCCCCCTAAACTGTCATATTCTTTTATCGTAT